TTATTTGATTTTACATTTTTAACCCACATATTTAATTTTTGTAAATGAGATGGTAAAATTTTATTCACCGCATTTTCATATAAAGTAATACATTCGTGTATGTATTCTCTTGAATACGATTCATTTAAACCTTTTTTAGAGTTTAACTCGTCGTACATATAGAAAATCTTACTAACATTTTTATTCTCTAATACAAGTTTTTTAAATGTTTTTAATTCGTCTTTAAATGTATCGTTTTTATACGATTCAAGTAATACGTTTTCTATCTTCGATTTTAATATTCCAAACTTTGTCATTTTCGTTTTTAATTATAAATATCAATCATTTAAGATTTTATTCAATTCTTTCTCAATATCACCTAAAGAATTTCTTGCTCGAGATAAATCAATATAAGAATCATCCTCTGTTAGGTTACCACTTTCCAATAATATATTCAGATTTTCTCGTTTAACGGATTCAGGTGTTAGTTCAGCTTCACCTCCTGGTGGTGGTCCTCCCGGTTCAGGTGCTCCTCCCGGTTCAGGTGCTCCACCTAAATCAGGTTCAAGTCCCCCACCTAAATCAGATTCAAGACCACCTCCACCTCCTCCACCAGGTGGTGGTGCAGGTGCCGCTCCTGCAACGGCCGTAGTTCCGGATTTACTTGCGTATAATTTATCAATAGTGTCAAATACACCTGTATGAGTAATAATTGTTGCGGTATTAGTTAATTCAGCACCAACCGCTTTTTCAATACGTTGTTGTTGTAAATCTAATTTAATTTCTTCGTCAGAGAATCCTAATACGTGTTTCTTAGCCCATGTAACAGATACCGGAGCAATACCTTCAATAGCGGCAACAGCGTCTTTATACAATAAAATTTTCTCTTTCCAAATATCAATTTTTAATAAATCAGCTTGAGATGATGGGTTTGTAAGTGCTAAAGTAAAGTTTGATAATTCATCCTCAAATCCTAATAAGAATAAATGAATGATTGCAATTTTATTTAATTCTGCAATCATAGATTTTTGGATTCTATTGATTGTTCTTGCAAAACGAATATCCATTAAAGATAAGTTTTTACCATCGCCAGTAACTTCCTCAAACCCTAAAAACGCTTTAGGTACACGAAGTGCTGTTAACAATTTCTTTTGGATATATTCAATATCAGCAATCTCTGCTAAATTTTGAGCTCCCGGTAATGTATCAATTGGATTTGGTGCTGCAGGGTCACGAACAGGAATAAAGTAATCTTGGTCGACCGCCATTTGATTAAATCTCATATCAACATTACCTGTTTGAGAATCAACCACTTGACTTCTTTTAAATTTATTGGCGACACGTTGTACATATGGTTCAACATCTTTATCATCCATATTACCAACATAAACTTTAAATACACGTCTTTCAGGTGCTCTTGAAGTTCTATAGATTAACATCGCATCTTCTGAAAGTAACAATTGTTTCCAAATACGTCTTGCCTTTTCCAACATAGAAGTACCATAAGGAAGTTTTCTATCATCACCCAATAATCTAAAGTGAGCAATCTCCCATGAATTAAATTCCATGTCTTTAATTTTCCATTTGAAACGTAATCCTTTACTTTCTGCCGGTTCTTCAACATTTGCCGATTTTGCGGCCATACCTCTTTCCAAACGTTCAATTTCAATGTTTGGTAATTGCATACACCCAACAATACCTTTTTCCGCATCTAATTTTAGATACACAAAGTTATCACCATATTTACAAGTATTTCTTGTCCACATAGGTAAATTAGTATTTAAGTCTAAAACATTATTAAATAAATCTGTTAATAAACTTTTAACCCTTTTAGATTCTGAATAGATTTGTAACATGTAACCATTTTGGTCAACAGTAGTTGATTCTTCACCATAGATGTCTAACGCGGCTGAAATTTCAGGAGTATATTCCATAGACTCATAGTCGTAAAATGAAGCCAAACGAGTTGGTTCATAATATACCGCTTGGGTATATAAATTACTCTCAATTTTAGTCCATTGATTGGCTAGATAATAAGTTTGTTGTGCCTGTAATTTTTCTCTCTCGTATTCGGCTTTAGATGTGGTTTTTAATAAATCCTTTTTATCTAACTTATATACGGGATAATCTTGGTTCAATAACGAATTTGGGCCAAATGCTTTGGATAACCTTTGCCAAACTGTTAAATCATTATTTTGATTGTTTTCCATATTAAAAATTTAAATATTTTTTTATTTTAATAAATAGTTGAGATTAACCAAATATTGTTAAGGTGTCGTTGCTGTGGGGGTTGGTGTAGGATAATTAACCGGTGGTACAGGTATCGGGAAAGGGTTACAATCAACAATTAAATTATCACCATTTTCTGCGACGATACGGATAAAGTCTTCCGTTGCTAAGTAACAAATCTCAACAATTGGTGACGGAGTCATTGTAGGTGTTGGAGTCGGAGTTGGTGTACTTGTTGGTGGTGGTGTAGGTGTAGGTGTTGGAGTTGGTTCAGGTGTAGGAGTTGGAGGAAGAGCTCCGCTAAATACATCAATGGTTTTAGATTTCTTAAATTCAGGTTCAAATACTTTAACACTTAAAATATTTTGACCCGGTACCACCATTCTTGAACCAGCAAAAATATTTCCTGATTTTTTTCTATTTTCAAAACCACCACCTTTGGTTGTACTTACATTTAAAGAGGTAAATATAATAGATTCTGACGCGAAATTAAGTCCACCACCGCTAGGTTTAAAAACTGACTCAACTCTATAATTTAAAATGTTTTGTCCCGGTACAACCATTGTTGAACCGGCGATGGCGTTACCCGATTTTTTTCTATTTTCAAAACCACCGGATTTTCCAACACCAGTGTTCAGTAAAGCATTTGAATACAAATCAGAGGTTGCATCAAATGTTATACTATTATTTAAAGAAGAGGTTTTTCTATCGGTAGTACCCATTTATGTTTATTTGATAAATATTATCTAGTACCAAATAACCAGCCGTATCTCATATAATCGTCTCTACTTATGTTACCATTACTAAATTGACCAATTCTTTCGTTAGTGTTAGGAATTACAGGATTAAAAGATAAAGATTCACCAACATTATCATTATTACTTACAGCCCAAGAATCAATCATCGCTTTAGTATGTTCAGTTACTTTGGTTAATTTACTAAATGATGATTCAGCAACATAAGTTGCCATAGCAATTGACATAATTAAATCGTCATGATGTCCTTTTTGATGGTCAGGACGACCATTCACATATATAAACGTGTTCATTTCATTGTATAAACGAGAACTATAAATTCTAAATCCATGTCTCATAACTTCTTCAAACGAAGCGATAATTTGAACCCTTTTATTATTAAAATTAATTCCGGGAATTTTTTCAGCGGCTTTTGGGTCATATTTCCATTTATTAGCCGAATCAACTCCATCAATGTATAAATCTTTATAATTCATTTCTTGAAGTTTTCTTGAAGTTGAAACTCCCATCCCACCGGTAATATCAATAACCACAAAACAAGAATATAATGTCGCCCATTTGTGACATATCTCCGCCATTGTATCCGGAGGTAATTTCCCAACATATTCCGCAACTTGTTCCATTTCATCAAAATCAACAATTTGAAATGAACTAAAATCTTCAGAGTCCCCACGAGAAACGTCCACACCCATAATGTATTTGTGACCAACAACAGGTTCTTTCCAAATCCAAAGAGCATTACCCATCATTTTAGATTTAGGTTCAAGTACCATGTTTTCACGAATTTTTTGCATCATTAAAGAATCAAATACGTTATCCCCCGAACCTAAAAAGTTACATTCTAACTCTTGAGATACTTTACGTTTATCGTATTTAAGTTTCTTAACCATCGCCTCAAACCAACTTGAACAAGGTTTATAACCAGCGTCCATAATAATTCTTAACTCTTTATAATTTCTACTTTCATAAGGTATTTTAGACCAATCAAGGAAATCATCAGGATTATAATCTTCTTTATTTAATAAGAAATGAATAATATCTTCTGTTTTAACTAAAAACAAATCTTTAGTATAACGAGGGTCACGATACCAAAACATCTCTGTAATTTTGAAATCATTCATATTACGTAATGCTTGGTCATAAATTTCATAGTAAATTGGGTCGTATCCGTTAGGTGTTGAAACAACGATTACCTTACCCCCCGTAGATAGGGACGCCATACAAGCAGCCCAAAAGTCACTATCGGCTTCGATAAACGCCGCCTCATCAAATACAAGTATGGTGGGTGTAAATCCACGCAAGGCATCTTTCGATGTTGCAACAGCTTTAACCTCACATCCGTTTGTTAATTTATAATGTTTTTGGGAATTTTTGGCTTTATCAAAATCAACACCTGTCCAAGCCGGCCATTGAGCAACGAACGCTTTTATTTTGTTTGCCATCTCCAATGAAGTATCCAACTTATTGGCAATAATCAATATTTTTTCAGGGGTTTCTTTTCTTGCGAACACAAGTTTTCTTGACATCCAAGCCGCAGTAACTGTTGACACTCCGGCCTGTCTATACTTTAATGCAATATTTTCATTGTATTCTTCGTAATCTTGGAGTAACGATAGTTGGTCAGGGAAAAGTTCCAATGGGACATATTTTTTAACCGTGTTATCGTATGTTTCTAAATACGTTCTAAGCGCGTATTCAACATCTCTACTACATTTTACGTATTCAATTAATATCTGTTCTTTTGTTAAATTTGACATAAGTCGTTTTGGTTTTTAGAACCCAAGTGCCGACAAATCAAAATCATCCAAGTCATCGTCACCGTAGTCTTCATCATCATTATCATCGTCACCCATTTTATCATTGTACTCGTCTTGCTTCAAATCATTAACGATTTCGTCAACCATTCTTTGGATAAATTGAGCACCCTGTGGGTTACCTTCTAATATTAGTTTAGCTACTCTTAAAAACTCTTGTGCTGATAGTTTTGAGAATCTCACAAATAAATAATGTTGGATGTGTTTCATATCATCATCAAACAATTTATCAGGATACGCCTCTAAAAATTTTTCCCAAAATATTGGACCTAATCTAGAATCCCATATTTCAGCAGGTAATGTATCTTCAGCCCCTAAAACCATCTCAGCTTGTTTTGGGTCATCAGGTAAACCATGTGTGCCAAATACTTCATAAACTCCTTTAACTAATTCATGAACTAATAACGGAAATGTCATAGCTCGTGCTTTAACTGTTGGTGGGTCTGTTTCTTCGTCTACTTCACTTTGTCCCATTTGTCCTCCACCTGAACCTGCCATTCCTTCCATATCAGGATATAACCAGTATAAGTGTTCCATAAGTGCTTGAGTAACACCGTATTGGTTAAGTAAATTTGGGTCTAATCTATTTAATTCGTCGCTAACCAATACATACATGTGTCCACCTTTAAACGCTGCTCCTTGTATTAATGAATTGATTAATCTTCTTTTTGATTTTTCTAAATTGAATTGTTCAAACTCATCCGCAAAATCTTCTAACTCTTCTGAACGGTCTTCTGCTTTTTTAAACGTATCTTTTATCTCTTCGTCGCTAGGTTGTTGAGGTTCTGTTTGCATACCTTCAGCAGCACCCATAGGTCCATGAACCAACTGTGCATCAAATTGTAATGACCCTTCAGGTATTCCAAGTTCTTTAACAACTAAATTAACCGCTAATCTTTCAAGATATTCTTTATTTTGAGATTCAACACGAATGATTTGTTGTAAACCATTCATTACCGTCGACATTAGACCCATCATTGGGTTATTTCCCTGAATGGCTGTTGTATCGCCCAAGTATCTTCTAACTTTATCAACAGAGTCTTTAAAACGTTTAGAAGAGATTACTTCAATATAATCTTTATCACCATCTTTTGGTAAAGCGGGATTTTGATTAAATGGGGTTTCTTTTGATGTAATTTTTCTTTCAATACCCGGTTCCATTCTTTCTGGTCCTTCATAATCAATTGGAGCCTCAACTAAATTATTTTTAATTTCTTTTAGTAATGAACGTTCTTTTCTACTTATAGTACCTTCAACCAATTTTTTTTG